TGATTTTGAAAATAGCCAATATCTTTTGCGCTGTGTTTTTTTAATTCTGATAGTTTCATGCTGTTTGCTCCTAAAAAACATTACTTATGTTTGCGATGTTCATTGTATAAACGGCATAATTCAGGCAGTCGCCAAAGCACAATCCAAATGACACCTATTAAGCCGATAACAAATAATTTATCCATTGGCAATCCTAGAATATCCGTCAAATCTATGTTAAAATTCACCTATGTTTTATCCTTCTTGTCCAAGGGTAAAATTACAAACCCCTTAAAGTTCGCCGCTTTAAGGGGTTTTGGTTTTTAAGCCGTATAACGCTCAAGTACAGGGCTTTGACCCACGACATTAAACGACACTTCCGCCGTGACCAAGTCACTGCCCGATGGGCTTGGAATATCGCCGCTGATTTGCACTTTTGGCAGTTTTAGAATGTATTTTTTGCCATTTTCAAATTCAATGGGGATTTGCACCGCAAGCGTCGCCCCTGTGATTTGATTGGTTAAAATATCATGCGCCTTTGGGCTGTAGGCAATCGTCATACTGCCTGAAATGGTAGCAAACATCGCCAGCACATTGCCGCCATATTTGTTATCACCTAGGCATTTTTGCACTTCTGCGCCATTGTCAATTTCAAACTTAAACGCTTCTACGCAGACACCGATATTTTGTCCGTCAATTAAAATATCGCCGATGTTTAGACCGCTTGCTTTTGGGCTGTCTTCTGCCTTTTTAGGGGTTTTGGCAAAGCTGGTGGTCTTAGAATGCTGATAATCTAGCCCCTTAAAACCCAATGACAAGCTCACCAAGCTGTCAGTGCCAACATCAAGGCTAAGACTGTTCACATGACACGCCCCAAAGGCATGAAATACGCCAATATCGGTAAAGTCTTTGGTGATGGTGAACATCGAGCGAGTATCGCCAACTTCTAACGTGTCAGGTTGCCCCGCTTGCCCTTGTTTCCACTCGCTCCAAAAAGCAGCGGCAATGAGTTCATCAAACACCCCAAACATCAGCTCGGTTTCAATATCACCCTCTACCGTGCCGCCTGTTGGCATACCCTCTCTTTTTAATCGGCTGTCGCTGACCAGCTCACTTTCGGTCAGCTCAATAGAATTATTTAAGCCGTTGGATTTATTGGGTAGAATTTTAAAGCCAGTCGTTGCCAGCTTTTTAATATCGGTCTGCTTGGCGATTGCCGTTACGACCTTTGCACCACTTGACATAAATTTACTCCATAAAAAAAGCCCTAATGGGCGGTTGAAAAAATATAAGTAATAACTTATAATAATGAAAAAATTAGGTTCATCAAAAATGTATACCGTCTTAATGACCGACCATTTTCATGATTGGCTGGTTTCGCTATCACCAGACGAACAAGATAGCGTTGCCCATGCGGTAAAATTATTACAGGTTTACGGACACCAGCTATCACGCCCCTATGCTGATACGCTACAAGGCTCAAAACTTGCCAACTTAAAAGAATTGCGTATCCAGCACAGCGGCAAGCCTTATCGTGCGTTTTTCGTCTTTGACCCTTTGCGCCAAGCTATTTTGTTATGTGCAGGCGACAAATCAGGCAACAAACGCTTTTATAAGCAAATGATACCCCTTGCCGAAAGTTTATATCAAACCTATTTGGAGCAGCTTAATGAAACTGACTAATTTTGATGATTTTTTTAACAATTTGCCTGCCACACGCCAAACCGCCATCAATCAGCGTGTTGCCGACAGCTTAATTAGCATTCGCTTAGCCGAATTACGCAAAAATGCCAAATTGTCACAAAAAGAATTGGCACAAAAAATCGGTGTATCCCAATCCGCCATTTCACAAATTGAAAGCACAAATAACCTCGAGTTTGCCACATTACAAAAGTACATTTCTGCATTGGGCGGCAAGCTACATTTGTCCGTTGAAATCAATGGCAAACACTCTGTTTTGTTGTAATTATTTGTACCGATACGGCACTCTGACATTGACTTGATAAAAGTCCCCATCACTGCCAACCGTTGTTACTGTTGGCGTTAATAACTCTAAATGTTCGTGGCTGTAATAGCCCAAATGCTGTGCGATGTTATCGGCTTGTGCAATAATGGCACTCTCGCCTGTGTTTAGTCGCCCAAACACCTGCACTACCACCGCCCCACGCTGTCTTGTCATGGGTTTATCCGCCATACCGCTCATGATACTGCTTGCTGTTTGAATGCTAAGACGCTGCCATAGCCCTTGTGCTGGCGGTGTGTGGTTGATGTTGCCTGTCGCCCAGTGCCTTGCGCTAAAATCAGGCATGGTTTTGATATGCTCAGCAATCAGTCTGTGTATTGTGGTTGTGTTCATGGTTTACCCTATCTGCAAATCCCACCAAAAAATCCAGCAAATAACAAAAAGTTTCATTTGCTCGCCCTGTTGATACTTCAATACCTACCGTATGGCAAATATCAAATGCAATATGCGCCGCTTCATGGGCAATAGTTGATACCTTATTGTCAAACACGCCCAGCAAATAAATATCTAGCCCACCCTTAGTATGCCTAAAAGTGTTTGCACCACCTACCCTGTCAAGCAAAGTAGCAGAACTTGATAATACTTCATGGGCTTTTTGCCTATTTAAACGCCCTATCAAACGCCACAGGTTCAAGCTGTTTAATTTGCGCCAGTGTCAGCGGTCTAAAATTCTTATCAAGCTGCAACTGCGCAAATTTGGCAGGGGTTAAACCGCCATTTCTAAACAGCTGCCCTTGGGTTTTGCCAAGTACGCTGTCTTGAAATGCGCTGTCTTGGGTTGCCAGCCATTCATAGTAGGTTTGGTTTTCTACCTTGCCGTTCATGCTGGCACGAAACTTAGGGTCTTTGCCATTCCACAGTATGTAGCTGGTGCGACAATTCACATGATACGGCGGTTTGTGGCTAATCGGTAGTATTCGCCCATCTAGGCTACGGCACACTCGGCTGGTGCGACCGTCTAGCGTTGCAACCACCTTAATTTCATCAATACCAAGCTGGGCTGCCAAATCCGCCCTAGCTTCACTTGCCAAGTGCTGTACGGTGGTGTGAACAACCGCTTTGGCGTGTCTTTTGGTGGTGAAGGTCAAGCCATCTTGATAACGCTTGGCTTTTGTACCGATGATGATTTGCTTGATTTGATGGTTGGTTTTGCCTTGATGGCGAGCCAGTTTTATCGCATTGATAATCCGCTGCTGCTCTTTGTCTGCAAAGGCGGATAATACCGCTTTGACATTTGCCCCACCAAAGCCATTCATCGGCGTATTGGCGATTTTCGCTGATTTAAAATCCGCCAAATTGGGCGTAATATTCAACGCTTGGGCTAAAAATTTGGCTTCGCTTTTTTGTGCATAATCGGCAATCAAAAGACTGCTGGCATAAAACGCCTCTGTGACCGTTTTTAATTCATCAGCGATTTCATCACCCAATGCCCCTAAAATCAGTGCCAGCTTTTTTGCGCTGGTTTCGGTTAATTCATCATTCATCAAAGCCTCTTGCACCGCCTTATCAATTCTGCCAATCGCCTGCATAAATTCTTTGGCTTCATGGGCTTTTAGGCTCTCTAAATAGATTTGCAAGCGTGTGATAAAACTGCTGTAATCCATTATCCAAAAATCTCTTGTGCTGATATGGCATAAATACCATTTGCCGCCTGCTTAGACCAGCCATGTTCTAGGCGGTAGGCATAGGGCAAATTGTTTTGAATGGTGATTGGCACAAAGTCTTTATGCGTGTAAAAACTTCTGGTGTATCGCCTGATTTGTTTGTTGTCGCTGTAGCTATAATCCACACCGCCTGCCGTCATGATGTGATTGCCACGATAACGACCACCGTTGATTTCGGCAACTGGCGAATTGGCAATGATTTGGTTATACAGTTCAATCGCCTTGTCTTTGTAGCCATCAAGCAGTTCATTTTTGACATCGTCAAATAACTGCGCAGGTGGCACAGTCCAACCAATACCCATACTAAACCTGCCTTAGTTGTATTGTATAGCTGACATCGGCTGGGTCTTTGTTGATGGCAACAACCCTAAAGCCATTGATGACATCATCAATCTGCGGTGTGTCGCTGACCTCGCTTTGCAAGCAAATCAGCTTGACATCACTTGCCAAGATGGTGTCGTTTACTTCTTTTGCGCTAAATCTGCTAAACACACCACGCCCACTGTAATGCGCTGTAGCGGTGTTTATGCTCTCGCCCAGCCAATCGTCCAGACCGCCATTTAAAACACTGTTACGCTCGCCTGTGAACGGTTTAACAGCATCTTTTAAATCACTATCAAAGGCGGTGGCAATTTCGTTGGTGATTTCGTTGTTCATCTTACGCCCTTTTTGTCGGCACAGCCCAAATGCTTGCCTTTTTCAGATAGGGTTTGATTAAATCTAGCGCAATCATCTCATCGCCACTCATCGGCTGTCCGTCTGCGCCATCGGCAAAGGTTTTTGAAGTGCTAACACTGCCTGCGGTGGCGGATTTGGCTTTTATCATGCCTTCGGTGCGGTCTTGGTATAGCTTACCGTCCAAATAGGCTTTGGCGATGAATTGGGCGGCTTGTATGATGGCATTTGGTATGGTGTCAAAGCGTGGCAAATCATGCTTTGATAGCCACGCATTGACGACAATCACAGTGCCATCATCAGCACCTTGTACGCTTTTTATATCGTCTAAAGTAATCATGCTTTTTTGCGTCTGGTTGGTTTTTCGTCAGCTTTTGGCAGCTCCACCACATCTTGCTTTTCTTCACCATCTGCTTGTAATTCAAACACGGGCAAGTGCTGGTATTGCTTAGGAACATCACCAAAAACAAAATCGCATTGCTCAATAAAATCATCGCCCTTGTACTGACTGGCATTGCGGATAGTTAAGCCGTGTTCTTTGGCAAGCGCTCGGTTCTTTTGCCCAAAATCAGTCGTAAAATATAAAATCTTTGCCATAATTTACTCCAAAATAAAACCCCCTAAACCGAAGTTTAAGGGGTTTTTGGTTTACTGGGTAATCAGTAGCACACCAGCGGTATCTTTATTACTGGTTGCAGTCTTCTTCCAGTTTGTTGGCGTTGCCAGCGTAGCAGCATTAGGGTTGGCACCGCCAGCGGCAATATCCCACGCATAGCCTTTGACTGATACGCCATAAGACCACTCCGCCTGATAGGTGCGCTGGATATTCTCTTTGCCCGTTGCGTGGGTAGTAATGCCATCAAAGTCGTTTTGGTTGGCAATCACCACGCCGCCTTCGGTCAAGCCAAGCACATTAAACTTATTGGTATCCACCAAATCAGGGCTATCAGTCACCACAAACACACGCCCAAATGGGTCACGGAACACCGCCACGCTGTCATAGGTAAATAGGCGCTCACTGTTTGCCAATGCTTTTAGCTGTAGCTTGGTTAAAGCTCCTGAATGCAAAATCCACGCCTTAATCGCATTGGAACGGTCACCAAACAACGCTCCTGCCTGTGTCAATAGCGCATAATCAAGCGCCTGTTCACCCTTATCAAGCGTTACATCAGTATTACCACGAATGGCTGATACCGCTGATTTAATGCCGCTGTTTAGCATATTGGCGATTTGCCCTTTGGCAAGCTGTTCACCAATTTTAACGGCTGCAAGCTCTGGATTTTGCATAATCCAGCGATATTGCGCACTTTCCCAGACAATTTCATCAGTACCAGCGGCAATTTTTACGCCCACGTCTTTGATTTGTTCAAGACGCTTTTGATTGATGGCGTTTGTACCATTATTCACATCACGATGGCGCACTAGCCCAGCGATTAACTTAAAACTTGCGTTAATATCAAAATCACCCTGAAACGGCTTTGCCACAAGTTCAATCGTACCGCCTGATTGGGCATTAAAAACCTGTACCTCTTGGTCGATGGTTTCAGTCATCACCGTGTAGGTTTGCTTGTTGAATTTCTCTAAATCAAACATAGTCACTCCTAATTATTTGCTTTTAGCCATGCCAATTTTTCATCATCTGTCTTACAGTCTGAATATTTGACAGGCACACCATTTTTAGCCGTGCCACCACCGACAGCCCCGCTGCCGCTTGCAAAACCACCGCTAATAATCGGCTTAAATGCGTCATTGGCACGAAATTCTTGTTTTAAGTCATCAATCGTCAATGCTGAAATATTGCCCTGCTTATCCAGCACACGCAGTTTTTGACTGTCGCCGTCCGTCTCTAACGTCAGGCGGTTTTGAATGTGTGGCAGTAACACATCGGCACTGCCTTTGATTGCAAGTTCGTTGGCAAGCTCATTGGCTTTTGCGCCAACAGTCAAATCATAAATCTGCTTTTGCGCCGCATCGTATTTGGCTTGCCAATCGCTTTCAGATTTTGCCATTTTGTCCTGATAGGACTTTTCAAGCGTGGCAATATCACCCGCCTTTTTGGCGATTTCTTCGGCTTCTTTTTCTTTTTGCGCTTCAAGCTCTGCCAGTTTTGCCTCCAGCTCACGGCGCTTTTCACGCTCAGCTTTGGTTTCGCCAAGCAGTTCATCATGTTTTGCTTTTAAGCCTTTGGTGTCGGGCAAGCCATTGACTGCCAGCTGATAGTTACCATCATCTTGCTTGGTGTAAAACGCTTGATGTACTTCGTCAAGGGCGTTAAAACTTTCTTCATTTAAAATAAATTCAAAAGTCATTATTATGCTCCATAAAAAAACCGCCATCAGGCGGTAAGTTCACTATCAATCATACCGATAATGTCATCATCGGTCAGTTCGGGGTTAATCAGGTTGTATTTACGCAGATAATCAAACACCGCTTGCTTTGGTGCAAGAGCTGCCTGATTTAGGCTAATGAGCGTGTTTAGCATATTGCCGTCAGGTGTTGGGTTGATGAATGATTGTTTGGCTTTAAACGGTATGCCTTGTAGTTCACGGTTTTTATACTCATAAACTTTTAACATTGCGCGGTTTATCGCTTCATTAACATTTGCCATACACATACTGGCAGTAGCATTTTGCGCAGCGTTTTCTTGAGCTGCTTGCGTGGCGGTTTTATTGGCGTTTGTCGTCTCGGCAAGTTTTGCGCCAAGTTCTCGCATAATCGCCAATTTATCCGCCATCGCTTCACCTGCCAACACATTAGGGCTGGCTTGGGCAAATTGAAAACTACTGCCCTGCTCAAGAATGAGCGTATTGCCACTGCCAAACGCCAAATTATTCTCTTCTAGCGATTTTAAGCGGTGTTCTGATACGCCCGTCAAATACGGCTGCACCTGACCGCAACGAAAGACACTGTCCTCATAGTCAGCACTGTTGCGATAATGCGCCAAATTCATCAATGCAAGACTTTCAAGCGGTATGGATTGCTCGGCAAATTCGTTGGTGTCTGACCCTAAAACCACAAAAGGAATGGTTTTCCAATGTTCGCCATTGGACTTTTTGGGATAAATACGCTCATCAATTCGCCTGTCTTTTTCCCATACTTCCACAAAAAAGCCCTTATCATCAATACCCAAATGCCGATAGCGTTGTACGGCTTTATCAATAAATGGGTCTGTCGGGTCTGTTTGTATGTGAGTTTCAGACAGCACGATCATGGTTGGGCGTTTTAACCCATCTTTTTGCTCGACACGCCAGTTGATAATCTCGGTGGCACTGTAAAAATGTAATCTTGGTATGTTTTTATCTTGTACATCGGCACCTTCTGAAGAAGTTTGCGCCATATCGATAAAAATACCACATCGCCCATAACGCATTAAATCAATAAAGCACTTTTGGGCGATTTGATAAATGCTAACACCACTGCCGTTAGCGTCTTTTTCCAAAGCACCAAATTCATCATCGTTAAAAACTGGGTCGTCGCTGAACGCCTGCCCTGTGTATTTATCCAGCGTGTCTTTGGTAATCTCAACAAACACCGCCCTTGCCAAATAGTTTTTATACAGAGCTTGGTTTTGTTGTGTGTGATTATCAGCGTTTGGCATTGGCAAATACTTGGTTGTCGCCTTTTTGATGGCATCTTGTCCGTCTGTGACATCTTTCATGCGCTGCCATCGCTCTTGCATGGCAAGATAATCAGCGTGTTTGGTATCAATCGGCATAAATTAGTAACTCATTGTTAGTTTGGTTGTCACAATCGGTCTGACGATTGGATATTGATACGCCAAAAAGTAGCCAAAGGCATCTAAAATATGGTCGTGTCCGCTACTCTTATCAGGCATGCCATTATTATCAAAAACCTGCTGTTCTAAGGCTTCTATCAAATTCACGCATTGCTTGGCTATCTTTAGTGTTCGTATGCCTTGTGCGTTTAAAATCAGCGCATTTACGGCATTTAGGCGGTCTTTGATGGCTGGGTTTGCGCTATTTACATACACGCTAAAGCCAAAATCTCGCAAAATGCTGTGGTCTGATACAGCGGACGACTTAGAGCTGGTTGCCTGACCTGCTGCGTCAGGATAAATAATAATCGGGTGGTTTGGGTATCGGGCTTTGATGATTTGCGCCATCGTTGGCGTATCTCGCACCCCTGTAATCTCATCAACCACAACAGGCTTATTATCACGCATGACAAACACCACTGCCGCCATTTTTAGTACGTTAAAATCCATGCCAATATGCAAAGTATCACCTGCTTGTATAGTCTCATCGCAGGCATTTAATGTACGGTCAAAGTCAGGATAAACCGCACCGCTGGTTAGGTTTACAAATTGCCCGTTTAGGTAGGCATCTAGCAACTTTGGCGGATAGCTTGCCCTTAGGCTTTCAATATAGCTGGGCGGCAAATAAGGGTTAGAAGCGGTGGGCGCTCGATACAGCTTGTAATGCTCGCCACCATTTTTTACCCATCTGTCATAACAAAAGCGAAAACCTTCAGGCGTTGTGCCAACCGCTGCTGTGTTTGGCTTGCCATCAGGCTTTCTTTGCCGACAACGAGCAATAGACTTATTCCATGCATTGCTTGCGTGTTCTGTTTTTAGCGTGTCAAGCTCATCAATGACAGCATCGGCAATCTCAAAACCGACGATGTTATCTGGATTATCCATACTTCTACAGATAATCTGTCCATAGCCTGCAATGTAAAAAATTTTCTCTGATTTGTTCAGCTTAAACTTTAATCCGCATTCGGTCAGCAGCTGACTAATTCTGGGAAAAGCAATCAAGCGTATCAAATCATGCGTTGGCGCAAAATATCCCTGATTAAGGTTGGGGTATTTTAGCTTTTGAATAAGTAGGCGTTTAAAAAGTGCTTCTGATTTACCGCTCCCAAAACCGCCTACAAACAACGGATATGTTTCATCGCTAAAAACAAAGTCGTCTTGTGGAGCGGTAAGCGTTAAATCTACATTCATTCATTTTTAGCCCTTACCACATTGATAGTAATTTCATTATCGGAATCATCTGCCATCTCGGATTTGATTTTATCAATTTCTAATTGTTTGATTTGCGCTTCCAATTCTTTTAGGCGAATATCAGCGCGGCTGCTTTTATCAAGCCCCAATATCTTAGCCTTGGCGTTAATCGCACTAATCATGGCATTGGGATTGGCGTTCATCTTGGCAATTTCATAGGCTTCTTGCAAATTAGCCACCATTTCATCAACGGTGGCATCGTGGCGGTCTTGGTGATGTTGGCGAAGTTCGTCTAATCTCGCCGTAATCTCACCCTTCTGCAATAATTCATAAGCCTTGTTGTTAATCGTTTCAGACTTCATATTCTCGCAATCATAGCTATCACGATACGCCTGTGTGGCATTGCCTGTCTCAATGTATCGCTGGCAGAATTTTTCTTGTTTTGGCGTTAATTCCGCCATAACGCCTCCTTTTGTTAATAAAAAAGCCCACCTGTTTACGGTGAGCTTTTTTTGCAAAATTATTGGCATAATGCAACATTACATTATGGAAACATAATAGTATCTTTGTTCGGTTTTGTCAAAGACGCTTCATCTCATGCTGTCTGTCAATGAAGTTTTTGGCTTCTTGTAGCAGTCGTGGATTGTGAGA